AGATATATGTCAATGATTCTTTTCGTAGTAGAAACTTTTTATAAGTAAGATCACATTCATTTGAAAGCAAATCACCTACCCATATGTTAGCATTTTCTGAAAGATTAGCAACAAGATAGTTAAATAAATCTTCCTTCTTTGAAAGTTTATAAAACATATATTTGTCTTTACGACTTTCAAAAGATGATTCGTTTGCTCTTACTTTACCATTGTACTTGAAATAATCATAAGATGGAAGAGTAAAATGTTGTTTAACAGCAAGATATTGTTTATATGCTTCAAAGGGTGTCATTATGCACTTGTCTTGTTATAATAATCGGAGAAGAAAGAGTGCATCTCACGCCAGAAATCATTTTCATTACAAGGAAGCTTCCATGTTTGATATAGTTTCCAAATACGATCATCCATATCCTTGAAGTTATCATATGCAGAATGATTAATTCCTTTCATGACAGTATAACCTTTTTCTTCTAGATATTCAACGATATCATTTGTATCAAAATCATCAAGGTCAACATCAACTTCTGTTTCAATATATGCTGTCTTTATTGTTCTTCCCATAATATACTCCTTAGATAGGAAGTCTATTTGTTTTCTTCATCATATTCATATTTTCAGCTTCATATTGAAGTCTTGCTTTCAAAATAGCATTATGCTTAATCAAAGCTGCAACTGTTTCTACTTCTATATTATGACTTTCACAATATAAAATTACAGCATCCATATATTCACAATTTTTATTCTTCACAATCATCTCAATTTCAATAACAAAATCAGATGGAGTTTTAATATTAACAATTTTCATAATTAATCCTTTTAAAAAGTGAGCCCATTCTGTTCCAAGGCGGTGCTCATACCCGTGAAACTTAAGCCGCTAGGCGAGTCTCAATGAGTGCATTATCGTTAGCATCTAAACGTTGCTTTTAGTCTCTTCGTACCTTTACTACAACCCGTCGAACCTATTTCCAGCCCATCAAAGATACATTGGTGACAATATTAGAGACCTTTGCTCTTATCATCGGTACGGTCATGCGAGGACCAATGTATCCATGGTGGACTGGTCGGGTACTGCCCCCGAGTCCGAATTGTCTATTCCTTACGCCTCAACGACTTAAGCATCATATTTATAACACAGCTATTATTATATGTCAAGCAACTCAAATACCATATTTGTCTTTATATTTCTTGCGAACTTCTAGCAACTTGCCAACATAATCATCTCTTTTTTCAATAAAAATTTGTGGTTCTTCATCATCAACAGAAATCATTACTACAGTCTGAGAAATAGGTATGCCAGTTCTTTCTTCATACATGATTGCATAAGCAGCTGCTTGACAAAAATAATTAGTGATGTAACTTTTTTCTTTTGGTTTTAGTGCTGTCTTAAAATCGATAATAGAAAGTTTGCCTTCATATTCAGCAACACAATCGACTGTTCCAGCCATCTCAAGATAGTCGGAATACAATCTTACTTCTTGAAGATGCACATTATCAATCTTTTCATCAATAACTTTCCTCAACCTAGAAAAACTTTCTAGGTCAATTATACTATATTTTTTATCGAAAACATCTTCATTATTGATATATTCTTCACAAATTTTATGAACACGAGTTCCACGAGAAGCAGCTTTAGAAGAAATTTTGTTTGCTTCTTCAGCACCAACTCGTCGCCGCCATTCCATAATAGCATCTTTCGTCATCATCCCAACAACAGTTGTCACTGATGGATACTTGGCTCCGGTAGGAGTTTGATAAAACCTACCGGAGTCTGTGTTTATTTGTTCAACTTTTTCAATGATAATTTTATCAGTGTGTTGAAAGATTTTCTTCTTTTTTGAATTCGGTTTCCACATTCATTTGCACCATTTTATAGAGATTATTATCAAATTTGTTTTTTGTGATGATAAAATCTTTAACCAAACCAGAACGAACTATATCATTTTCCACAAATTCAATGCAACTAAAATATTTGTGCATGTTCTTTAGAATTTTCATGAAATAAAATATACCTTGCTTTTCATCATCATATTTCAAATCGGTTTGTCTATAATCACCACAGAATAAAATCTTAGAATTTTGTCCTGTTCTTGTGATGATTGTGGATAGTTCAGAGAATGTCATATTTTGACATTCATCTACTATAATGATAGAATTGTCTAATGTCAAGCCTCTTAAGAAAGATGATGTCTGAAATTCGACGATTCCCTTATTTTTAAGAATATCGTATGCATCACCTCTACCATATAGTTCTCTACAGATTTCTTGATATGGTTGTTCATATACTTTTGCTTTTTCTTTTGCACTTCCCGGCAAGAATCCCATATCTCTGGATGGAACAACTGACCTGATAATAATTACTTTATGATATGTTCTAAAATTTTCTATCTCTGATAGTGCAAGATATAATGATATGAATGATTTTCCTGTGCCTGGTAATCCGTGGATTAATAAATTTTTTCCATTTGTGAAGTCTTTAAAAACTAATTCTTGATTTGTTGTTTTTGGTTTAATAGCTTTTATTTTTAAACCATTTGATATAACAGTTTTTTCCTCAGTTCTTTTTTGTTTTCTTGACATTCTTTTTTCTGCACGGGTAGGTCTATCCATTTGAATACCTCTTGTTAAAATGATTATAGTAATACCAATCCTCTGTTTATAAGGTCAGCACTTCTATTTTTTGTTTGAGATGAGAGATAGAGGCGAGAATAAGCGGAGAGATTCAAATCTCTATTGAACTGATTATGTTTAAATAAACAATCTAGAATCAATGCTTATACACCTTTGAGTGACCAAATTAAATATGGTCACTGTTATTTATAGCTTTTCATCCTTTTGAAAAGAATATAAATACAATGAGCCAAATATTTTAGGGAAATACAATGACAACCAAAATTTTCGTATCCCAAATAGATACAACACAGCCAGATGGATCAACAGCTTCTTCCAATTCAGTAATTCTTCTTACAGATACTGGTCCTATATGGAAACCACTTTCTGCTTTAAATTCTGTTGGTTATACTGGTTCGCAAGGAATTAATGGTTATTTTGGATCAGTTGGCTATCGAGGTTCGACTGGCGAAGTTGGTGTGCCGGGAACATCTGGTTACAAAGGTTCTGTCGGATATACTGGTTCGGCTGGAGTTGGGTATCAAGGTTCTGTAGGATACACTAGTTCTATTGGTTATACAAGTTCTGTAGGATATACTGGTTCACAAGGAACTACAGGGTATTTTGGTTCATTAGGTTATACTGGTTATTTTGGTTCAGTTGGTTATCAGGGTTCTTTAGGAGTCGGTTATCAAGGTTCTGTTGGTTATCAAGGGTCAGCTGGTATAACAGGAATACTTGCACCATTTCCTTTTATCAATCTTTCTGATGTTGCAGACACAAATGGCAATCCATATACTGGCTATAATGATTTTGGTGGTTCATATGTCAGAGTAAAACCATCAAGAGACGGATTAGTTCTTGATCCAACAGTTGTATTGACTCCCAACATTACTGTAAATGTAGATTTTCATGGTAATCAACTTCAACATCCTGTGTTCAGCGGTTATTCAGAAAATGTAATAGATGATGGTCAACCGGGCGCTTCTCTATCTGCAAATCCATTGAATGGTAATGTAATTAAAGCTACTCTCAATTCACCTATTACAACTATTACAATGACAAATGCTGGATTAATTTCTGGAAGATTATTTTCAGTAACATTTTTCTTGAAACAAGATTCTACTGGTGGAAGAGTACTTGATTGGACAAATAATATCATCTATTGGTCAACAGGTGATGGTATTAATCAAAATACTGGTCCAATCCTTTCAACACAACCATTTTATACTGATATTATAACTGTATATACATATGATGCTGGTGGTTCTTGGTATGGAATCATGGGTGCTAGAGGTTTCCCAACACCATAAAAATGAGAGATTAATATGCCCGTATCTGCAATATCATTATTGAATAACATTGGATTAGCATCTCCAAAAATTCAAAAAATAATACCCAATTATTCTATTTTATTCTGGCATCATACAGAAAAATGGAATGATGTAAATTCATCCATCTCATATGGCAATGATCCTAGTAATTATAATGATCCGCTAAGAATTTTTAGACAATATGATATTGGTCAGTCAAGTATACCAGATGTGGCTGGGTTTTATTCAAATTCGAAATCTACATTATCTTTTAATTATCTCGTAAGATGTGTATCGAGCAACACTGCATGGCCGTCTATTTGTGATATAAAATATGATGCAAATACAAATATGAAAACTACTCAAGCAACTTTATTAGATGTTGGTGGGGCTCATAATTATACATTAGTTGGTAGAACTTCACCTCCTTTAAAAAATAGTGTTGGCACTCCTTTAATTCCTAATATACCAGTTTCTTATTATAATATTGCACATGCAGGCCATCTTCATCAAGTAGAAGGGTTATATAATTTTATAACTTCAGTAAACCCAGGAGCTACTGATTCTATCCTTTTAAATGATCAAGCTGGAAGTCATGTACCAAAATCTTTTTCAAGTTTTTTTGTTGATCCTATAATAAAAGATCCAAGTTTATTAAATATTCCAGTTACAGCTATTCCAAAAGATATAATAGTTATGTATTATGGTAATTCTACTCTTTCTCTTGATCATTATGATCCATATGATTTAAGCATGAGCGGAGATAATAATAACATAGACTACTCTGCAAATAGTTATGCTCTTCCTTTAACATTTGTGCAAACTTCTACATATCTAGAAGCTGGTAAAGTAGGAGCTAAAAATTTAATAATTGCAGCAACAGATTCAAATAGTCTTCTTACTGAACCAAGAATTCTTGCTGGTTTACAGAGCCAAGTTAATGTTGTTGGTATCAATACCCCAAATACTATAACATTTGTAGCTTCTTCTAATACAGCTGGATGGCATGATCATGCTCCTCTTGCAAAACAATCTAGTAAATTAATATCAAGTAATCCTGCAGTAACATATAATGTTATAACTAAACCAAACGGTGGAATTGTATATCCAAATAATGTTGGAGAAAAATATCCTGATGGACCCGATCCTATAAATCACAAACATAATGTTACATACACATCAGAATTAAAATTAAAATCAGTTAAGTTAAAAGCATTTTTATCAAAAACTAGTGATGCTCCAATTACAAAAGGATTGATAATTGGATACAGTATTGGCAAATATTCAAAATATTCTGGTATTAGTACAGATGGAAGTAATAGTTTACCACCGGGTTGGTATTTTTGTGATGGCCAAAATGGTACACCAGATTTAAGAGGAAAATATCCTTTCTTAGATTTTACTCAAGGAACTGATGATGGTAGCACAATTAATCCTACCAAATCATCAATTTTAATAAAACAAATAAATGTAGAAACTATAAATTGGCAACATGGGCATGTCAGTGGTACTTCTACATTACCAGGATCAGCCGGAAGTATGGATGTAGGAAGTCATGCATCAAATTATGATCCTATATCAAATCCAAATAATACAACTAGACATAATCATCCAGTTTCTGGTCAAGTTACATTTTCACAAGCAAATCCAAGTGGTCTTGGTTCAACTATACAACCAAACGCAATAGTTGGAACTTCTTTTGATTATGAACCACCAACTGTAGAAATAGCATTCATAATGTATAATGATACAATATAATAGGAGTATAACATGATTACAGTAGATCAAATTAAAGAAATTTGTCCAAATGCAAAACAAGATATTGCTGAAGCAATTGCAAATAACTATGACCTTCTTTCTGAATATTATGATATCAATAGTCCATTGAGACTAGCACATTTTCTTGCTCAATGTGCTCATGAATCTGGTGGGTTTAGATTAATTCAAGAAAATTTAAACTATTCTGCAGAAGGTTTAGATAAAATTTTTCCAAAGTATTTTAAAAATGCTGGTCGTGATGCAACAGAATATGCTAGAAAACCAGAAAAAATTGCAAATGTTGTTTATGCAAATCGTATGGGTAATGGGAACGAAGAATCTGGTGATGGATATCATTTTTG